ACTGCAGTATATATCCACGAAATCACTCGGTTTCGTTAAACACAAATCCGTCTGAGATTCAATCGATACTCCTCTCTCAATATTATTTAGAATATTGACTGCCGTGGAACAACCCGCCGTTGCACTCGCTTTGTCTATATTGAATATTTCTGCTATTTCGTGAGATGTACGCGGACAACCATTCAACCGGCAAGAAATATAAATCGACGCTGCCTTTATGCCATCGCGATTAATACCACGAAATATCTTTTGCTCACTAATGTCTTTATGGATTGCCATCGCGTGATTGATGAATATCTTGTTGATACCCGCATTCTGTGCCATAATCGTTATAAACTGAAACTCGTCGTAGAGCGATTTTTCCTTATGCGGCATCGATTGCCATGCTATCCACTTACCTATTTTTATCATTTCTTTGGAAGATTTAGGTGTATGCAACACTTTGCATCCATAAGAAGACATTTCGAGAAGAGGATTGATTGGATTTCCACAACGGGTAGGATCGTTTGCGTTCTTATCGTCCGCCCCGAAATAGCGCCATTCCGGCGAATAGTCGAGCGTATCCGTGTAAACCATTCCACACGACTTATTTAAACACGTAGGAAACCCGTCGTCCATAACCATTAATGCTGAACCGCAACTGATACACTCATTTGTCACTGTAGAATTCGACTGATACACACAATTTGCGGTTTGTGCTTTGTCGTCTATACTCGTCTCCGATTGAAATGCCGCCCACATCTTCTCCTTCTCCGAAGAAGAAAGTGCGTTTTTACGTTTTTTCGTTTTTTCCGCGGATTTTAAACCATTACGCATATAAGATGCGCAATCCGTGGCACTTTTATCACTCAATGCGGAACCGGGTAATTGAGTAGTTGTGGTATTCATTTTCAGATTTTACGTCTAATGTAATATTGGTCAATTCGGTTTATATTATTACTGCAAATACTATAAAGCGACGAGATTGTATTCAATTTTGGTACATTCTACCTATGAAACAGATCTACGGTCGTTTGGGACAATTCGGTTTCGTAGGTAAAACTGGACGTAATAAATAACATTCTACCTACGAAACACCCTACGGTCGTTTCTCCTGCACTTCGCATTTATCATCCAATTCCTACGTTCTCTACTTCGTTATGACTTCGTTACATCCTCTCGCAGGAATTGTCCCAAAACAATGTAACTGGATATTATAAAAATGAACCCGGAATTGGTATCTTCTTTTGTAAAGTCAATCGTTAACCCTGAATACACATTACTGGACCGTGGTGATGTAAATGCAAATGTAAAAATGATTGGTGACCGTATTGTAGAAAAAATTAAAAACGAGTATATCAATAATAATCCGCATAATACTCCGCAGAAAATAGAAGCGCAAGTGAAAAGCGACCTCTTAAAGATATATTACACCGACTCTGGCAATCGCGTCGTGAGACCATCTATGGTAAAGCATTTTTGCAATACATGGTATAATGCATTAAGAATACGGAATGAAACCATTATCAAAGAATTAGTTAAATATATGAAAACGCACGAAGATCAAAATCCAGTTCAAAAAACCGGAAACCAAGAGGAAAAGGCAATCAACAACAAACCGGAAGATAAAGAAAGAGATGACAATACTGCTGATTCAAAAGAAACTGCAGAGGATATTCATATTAATGACAATAAAATACAACAAAAAAATATAGAGTCAATATTCGGACTCGCAATTGAAAAAGATGAAGAAAATGCAGATGACCCATATGCAGGCAATAAAATGTATGGAATTGACAACGATAGCTATCAAGAATCAAAACAAACAGCGCCAATACGCCGTTTTGCACCAAAGGCGGATGATGATTTCAAAGGTGGTAATGGTGGGTTAGAAAATCTTGTAAAATCTGTGGAAACTGAAGGACTAGGTGATCTTAAAAAAGTTGCTAACGAAGGATCTGGTAATCTTGGTCCACTTGGATCCGACGCACCCGGAACCGCCGTACCGAGTGGTGATACGTCTGCCGAAACTGAGAAGAAAAATAGTATTCTTCTAAACAAATTAATCGAGTATAAAGTCAAGTTATTTAAATCCGAAAATTTCGAAAAATCGAAACCACTAAAAAGGTCCGCAACCGTTTCGCAAGTATATGACTTACACGAAAAACTAATAACCAAAATATTATGCAATTATGCTGCAATCGACCGTTCCTTATTAATGGGAGAGTTGCGTAAAATAATACTAGGAGAAGATGTAATGAAAGAAATCGAAGATTTCAATCGAAAACGTCGATGGGTTAAGACCAAACCGAAAGAGGGTGAACCGATTTCAGACAGTCCAAGAAGCATTTATCATCTATTTATGGATAGACTCGAAACATTGAGTGACTTTGAAAGTTATAAAGAACCGTCCGAGAGTATAGTAAGAAAACCAGTTCAAGAACCACTGATTCAAATGGGGGGAGGTGACCCAGAAGAAAAAAAACCTGCCGAGAAAATACCACCCTATATGCCATCCACCTATGCCTGGGAAAAAATCAAAAAATACGTCGAAACGCAAATTCAAGTCGCCATACACTACAAACTAGTATTAAATAAAGATAATACGAATTCAATCCAAAATGGATTTAAAGCAGTATTCTTTCAATCGAATTGCGACAGTATCGACCTAGAATCCACTAAAAATGAACAAATGACAGAATACTTCAACACTGAATACCGTGCATTGTTAAACGCTCTCTGTTTAAATATACCAGTTAGTTATGCTGCACCAATATTGAGTAGTTATGTATTGCGTAATTTTACCGATTTATCCGATTTTCTAAGAACCGCATTGTCCGCGAATGCGTCTAAAATAGAAACGTATTTACTCGGCGCGGTTAATTACAATACTACAGTGTCGAAAGTACTAGAAGACAAGTCTATACAACCTGAATATCCGGATCTCCAACGGATAAAGAAATATCCAGACAATATTGGAGACCTAGGTAGTCTTGATAAAGTCTGTGAGGACCGCCCAGCAGATAAAGGACTCGATTCGAATGGAGTTTCCGAATTTTTAAAAGTAGAAAATATCACGGCAGAAAGAACACTCGAAGATTATGTCACTCCTTCCATTCTGCAACCCGCGTTTGAGGTTTACAAAGAAGAATTCAACCAGTGTACGGAAAACATGGAATTCTTAAAGAACCTATTTAATATGTACAGTGCACGTAGTATCAAATTCATGCATCATATTCGAGCACAGTTCGAAGACGATAAGACAAACGACTTTATTGAGAGGTATGTCATTACAAAGCATAATTATACTATGAATATTGTAACCGAATGTATTAAACACTCCACGGATATCAAAGTGACATTGCTTAACAATTTAAAAAAAGACGTAAATGAAACCGACCAACAAGAAACCAATGACACATTACCACGAAGTCTATCCTATTATACTGCGTATTTAATTTACCTTGCATCTGATTTAGATATAACTGTCGAAAAAATAAGTAAAACTCCACACATTTACTTTATTAAGTCTAGAATCGATGATTTTATAAACCAAATTAAATTTCCAGACGATGTGGATGCAAAAAAAATTAATGACTCGATTATTTCGATAATTGAGAGCATACCTGATAATGAATCGGCAAATTATGATCGTTCACTGAAAAATATATTGGTAGCGAATAAAAACAGTATTATGTCGCGTATTACACGAAAAATTTTGGGTAAGAAATCAAGCAAACGCAAATCGATTTCAAATAAAGGGGTCAGGTTCGTTGATGCTGTTGCGAAAACTGCGGATGCTGCTGTTTCCATGGTTGGAAATATCCCAGTACCAGTTTAGTCGCAACTGTAAGGAGTCCATTCTACCTAAGAAACACCGTACGGTCGTTTGGGACAATTCCTACGTTCCTTCACTCCGGAATTGTCCCATACATCAATCAATTCCGGCAAAATTTACACATCCCGTAAAAACAACTCTGCCTTCATATTCAATTACAACAAATACTGATTTATACATATTCACTTTTTCATTTATTTTTAATACATTTTGCAGCATATTAGTAACAACAATAATAATCCTATGCATAAGATTATTTTTATCAAAAGTTGCTAACATGACTTTTACCGAGTTAAGATTTTTGCATTTTTTTATGACTTTTTCTTTTATGTGCTCTATAAAACGCTTAATATAATCTACGTCATTTTTGCAGTAAATGATTTCTTTCTCAAGATTGTCGAGTTTAATATCGTCTGCATTAATGTCCCGAAAAAAACGCATGTTGTACCTAACATCGCAACTCGCTCTTTTGGCATAAAATCCATTTTGTAAATAGTTATCCATTATTGATTACATTTGCTTGGCGATTTACCTTTAAATACAAAATATTTTGTATTTAACATTCAGAGGATACTAATTATAATTCTTTACAGGGGAAAACTGCACACGCTTCTCTAATTTCTCCAGTGCGTCGCCATAAATAAGACTTCCGGTTGGTTTATACTGTGCAATCGGAGTATATTTCTTCGTTTCTTTTGCAGTTGACGTGATTGTTCTCGGGTCGTTGGATGGAACCCCTTTATCCATAAAATCATCCGATTCGTCTGCTGTCTTCTCTTTCGGTTCGACTCTATCAATAACATTGCCTTTCTCATCCAATACATACCCAGTACGCTTTTTAATTTCTTGCCTCGCATAAGTAGGCACCCAGTTTTCCCAACTAATAAACAATGTGCCTGGGTTAATATATTTAACGAAAAACCCATTTTCCGCTAACTTCGTCACCACATACGCAATGCAATCTGTCTGGTCGTAAATCGGTTCTCCGAAAATATACGGCGGAACCTGATACCAAATATACGTTTCGTCGCGTTTCATACGAGAAGTGGTAATTATTCTGCGATTAATGCGATTTAAAATTTTATTAAACACACTCACCTGCTTCTGGTCGCGCTTCTGCTTTTTCTCGTACAAGTCATCGATGTTTATCTTTCGGACATTATCGTCGTCTTCCGTAAACAAAAAACAAGACATCTCTATATTATTATCTTTAGTATATTATTATTTTCTTTATAAAAATCAATAATATACCCGGTACATTCTGTATACGAAACGGATTGACAATAACCCATACCCCGCGTTCAATTCAAATAAACCAAACCGGAGAAGAAAGTAAATACGTTTCGTCATAATCACTGCAATGAATTCTGGTAAAATACGCCATATTGTATTATCTGGAGGAGGAGGAACGGGATTCGCCTACTACGGAGCATTACGCGAATCACATAAGGACGGGTTTTGGAACATAGACGACATTCAAAGTGTCCACGGTGTATCCAGCGGTGCGATTTTTATTATTCTAATATCCCTTCTAAGACATATTACATGGAACGATTATGATGATTTCTTTATTAAACGCCCCTGGGAAAATGTGTTTAATATGACACCGGATAAAATAATGAACTCATACAGTAATCTTGGTATATGCGACCGAGAATCCGTTGAAAACGCAATTGAACCAGTTCTAAGAGCGGTCGACCTTCCCCTAAATGTAACAATGCAACAATTCTATGAATTTACCGGTATCGAAACCCACATTTATACAACCAATCTGGATACATTTACTCTAGTGGATGTTTCCTATAAAACACACCCAGAATGGACAGTAGTAGATGCAATATATAGCTCGTGTGCACTTCCCTTACTATTTCGTCCAAATACAATCAATGGCGAAGTTTATATCGACGGCGCGTCTATATGCAATTATCCTATCAAACAATGCATTGATAGTGGAGTATCTCCGGATGAAATATTCGGTATTCGGAAAACATCGTGCACTACTAACCCGTCGACAAACACGCAGGAACATCCCGACGATAAACCTCGATATGGAAATATTGTTGAGTATTTAATTGACCTCATCTATAAAATAAGTAAAAAGAATCACGCCGAGAAGACAATACACAAATATACAATGGAAGTTGAGGATGAGATTACGTCTGTCTGGGAATTCTATAAAGTAATAAAAACACGCGAAGGACGGTCATCCAAAATACAATATGGAGTTGACGTTTGGCGTGCCTTCAAATTACAGATGGAATCCTCACGAGAGGAGGAGGAAGAAGAGGATTAGAAAGAATCAACGAATTGGGACAATTCCGGAGAGAGGAACGAACGTAGGAATTGGATGATTATCCGGAGAAACGACCGTAGGGTGTTTCGTAGGTATAATGTCCCACATTACATATTACTATTTTCCATTGTAAGACTCGTTGCGAATTTCTCTAAATATGGCATTTTTACTTTTGCTTCATATTCCACAACCGTTTCTTTACCATTCTTACCAGGAACTAATCCCAACACAGTAGGATATTGCTTTATACTGTACTTGTCAATCATTGCTTTGATTGACGGGTCGTCCGATTTTGTACAATCAACATCGCGACATTCTATTTGGAACCCATTTAGAGAGGTATTATTGTATCGGTCGCTAAACATCTGCCACTCAGGTGCCGCTTTTTTGCAATGGGGACACCAATCAACGTGGAACATAAATATAGTCACTGTGCGTCCAGATGGATTCGCATTTGCCACGTCTTTAAATACTTTGTCTTTCTTGTCTCGCAAATAAATGTGTTTATAGACGTAGTATACGACGTATAGTACCAGTAATAAAAAAAGACCGCCGTATATCAACTTCAAATACTTTTTAGAACGGAAATAGATTAAATTTAACAACTGCGACATCGATGTATATAATACTGCAATAATTAATTCGATTATTGGACGCGAATGGGACAATTCCGACGTTCGTCTCCCCGGAATTGTCCCAGACGATAAATATACTTGTTTTGCAAAAAATACGCCCTTATTGTAACTAGAGTCAATTTCGTGTTGCCCCCATTCAAATGCGAAAAACAATAAAAAATCGGATTTATAATGCATCGGATTATAGTAGCAATGATGGTATGTTAACAACCGTATGGGGTCCGGGTATTTGGCATTATCTCCATACAATGAGTTTCAATTACCCCGTAAAACCTTCTGCAGAAGACAAATTACACTACCGTAATTTCGTATTGGAATTGCAATATGTACTTCCCTGTGGTAAATGTCGCAAAAATCTGGTAAAAACGTTCAAAAAACATCCTCTCACATTGTCTAAAATGAAATCGCGTGAAACATTCTCCCGCTACATTTACGAATTACATGAAATCGTTAATAAGATGTTGGATAAGACTTCCGGTCTCACCTACGACAATGTGCGCGAGAGATACGAACATTTCCGGGCAAGATGTGCGAAACCACTTGAAGAACTACCGAAAAAAATCGCGGCGTGCACTCGGAACCGTACCGCAAAAAAGAATACGTCCCCTGAAAAAGGATGCGTCGTTCCTCTATACGGAAACAAGGCAAAATGCGTTTTGAAGATTATACCACAAGACGTAAAATGCGATACAATACAGATTGACCAGAGATGTATAAAACGAAAAGAAATGGAGTAGAATTATATAAAACAAATATATTTGTGAATTGTACATAATGGAAAAGAAAGACCCGAAAATAAAAAAGGATGGCGACTTGAATGATGAATACGATTCCGACCTAATGTACGAAAATAAAAAACCGTCGGATTCCAAAAAAGAAATACCATTTTGGTCAGAAAATCCGAACATTTTGCTGAATTCCACCTATTTAACCGAATTCTACCCATCCGGTGATATGTCCTATACCCAAAAACTGAATGCGATCACACGAATGCTCATTGTAGCAACAATATTGGTCTATGTAATCACCGGAAAAGTCCGAAGTATTCTTTTCGGTATCCTCTCGCTTTTCTTGGTTTATTTAGTACATTATTATTCCGATTCGAATAAAAAGAAGAAGGACGCGTTCACCGGTTTGAGCGGACAAACGAACAAAAACAGTCCGGCATTGTCTGCTTTAGGGAACGACGCGGATTCTATCCTCGTTTCGCCCGCGGACGTATTTCAGCAACCCAGTGCAGTAAATCCGTTTAGCAATGTATTGGTCACCGATATTAGTGGCGACCCGAATAAAAAACCCGCACCCCCTGCTTACAATGAACAAACAAACAAGAATATATTACTCGCCGCGAAAGAAGCGGTTATGAATGCGAATCCGGGACAACCCGACATTTCAGATAAACTGTTCAAAGATTTAGGAGAACAATTGACGTTTGAACAATCTATGCGACAATTCTATTCGACACCGTCTACCACCACACCAGACGACCAAAAAGCGTTTGCCGAATTTTGTTACGGCGGAATGATATCGTGCGCAGAAGGCAATAAATTCGCTTGTGCTCGTAATGCCGCTGCTATGCGACATACGTTCGTATAATGTTCATTTTGCCTACGAAACACCCTAAGGTCGTTTAGTAGGTAGAATGCAACAGAAAATGATTTATAATAGTATATTAACGATATTATAAATGACTGATTATACGTTTTTCAATACGGATAGAATAGGAGCAGACAATGTGGATAATACCCAACGTAATATGGAGAATATGCGTTACTCGAGTTATATGTTATCGAATTATTTCGTAGAACCCACTGAAAACGGACACGTGAATTTCGCCACGCAACAACCAAACGTGATGTTTTCTGGTGCGATGAACGGACCCGGATTGATTGGTAATTTAGTCGATATGGACTCGCATCTTTTGCTGAAAACGGAACAAGAGAGAAGTTTAGAGAAGTTGTCGTTGAATCAGCGTCCGTTCTTGACCATTCCTTATTTAGGGAAAGGTTCTTGCGACCCTCTTTTGGAATCGCAGATGTTGCAGGGAGAGAATAGTCAAGATAAGAAAAGCATCTCTACTATCATGACGAAGTCGTTTATGGATTATACAATGTATCCTCTCGACTCTGAAATGAAAAATCGTGTAAATGATGTGCGAAATACGATTGAAGAGAGTGCTTTAGAGGGATGGGTGAGAGGCGGCGTCCAAACAAGAGAATTGGCACAAGATGGTGCGTTTGCTAAGGATGCTAGACCCAATATGCGATTCTAATATGCATTATTCCGGAGAGATAGAGGAACGTAGGAATTGGATGATAAATGCAGACAAAAAAGTTTTGTAGGCATAATTGGACATTAATTCTATAAATATATTTAGATTATATATAAAAACATCTTAAAACTAATGTCAACACCAGTAAAAATAACTGATAATATTTCCTTGGAAAAATTTTTAGATTCTGGTAATATACCCAACTGGGATGATTTTAATAAACAGGATATTAATGATGACCAAATACAAATTATGATTAATACGTTAAATGTAGTTAAAGATAATTTAACAGACCAAGTTAAAATAAATAATATTAGTACTTTAACAGAAAATTTATCCAAATTATCCAACACCCCCCCCGCACAAATTATTCAACCGCCACCACAAACACAAGTTACACCACCAAAACAAGTTCAAGTAAATGGTGTGGAAGTGTCTTCTGATTCAAATGGTGCTATCTGCGTAAAATTACCAGATAATGAAAAAGACAAAATTACCAAAGCATTTAAAGGAGGAAAACGTTCTCGCAGCAAAAACGCCAAAAGCAAATCAAAATCTACCCAAAAAAAGAACAAAAAGGGTTCAAAGCGCCAAGGAAAATATAAAAAAAACGGCGGAAGAAGTAACAAAAATAGTCAATAATTGGATAATAAAAACTGCATAATCCAACGATACACCTACGCATTTCTTTCAGTCGTCTCTGGTCGCGAATAACGCTTTCTGGACGCGAATAACGCTTTCTGGTCGACACTACGTGTAAACAAGCATTCTACCCCCCCCCTATTTTCTCTCGTTTCTCTTTTTAGTAATTGTAATAATATAAACAGAATCATACGTTTTCCATTATTGTAAAAATGTACGATTCCGACAAAGAATACCGCGATGTATTACGCAATCTTATAAAAATGGACCCGAATACGTTCTACGAGACCGAAGATATCAAATGCGACCCGACCGACCCAAAAGTCTCCCCCGAAACCATCGACGAGTACAACTACGATTCCGCCGCTGTAGCAAAGTATTTAGACAAAGTGTATTCAAATACAAAAGACCGACCCGAGTTCAAACGCCTCTATACCGCCGCAGCAGCACTTATGTTCTCCGAAAACCCCGAAATCGGTCTCGCCGTTCTTATGTCCTACGACTATTTAGCGTATTTTCACCCATCCTACTCCCTATTTATCCAAGACCCAGCTAACTGGAAACCCGACGAATTCTACTGCAAATTGATAGATAGAATAGAAACGAAATAGTACCGCTGGGTGGGGTTTTATTCCGAAACGTAACGCATAGGTCGATGGTCGTGATAAACGTGTAGCTGCCCGAGTCGATTCGTCTCGTCTCCATAATTCGCATCATTCAATTTCATTACATCCGCGTCATTTACGTGTTTGAGTAATGCTTTATATGCGTCACTTACATTTTGTATTCTGCTGGGTAATCCAGATTTCTTGTTCGGTTTTGTTCCGTACCATATTGCCTCTTTTTTAACACCCTCCCCATAAATGACACTATTCATTACGTGTTCGAGAGGTCTGTTCGTATCATATTTCACATCCGCGCGAGTATAAACCAATAGACGCAAATCGTGACCCGGGTGGTGGATTTTACTAGATATGAAATAATTGTCGCTGGTAGACTCCGTATTTAACCACGTATACCCGCTACCAGCACCACACGCAGGAGTAACGCATATTTTGCACATTTTTTCCCTGAACGCTTTACTATCATTGCCTTTGTCGTTATAATAGCATCGCCCGTAATCGATTATTTTTGCTATATACGGAGACCGGAAAATGAGCTTACTTCCATTATCCAGATGGTAATGGTATTCGATATATTTGCCTTTTACCGGTTCATATACCAGAACATTTTGATGGTGTAAATCGTAATGTGTGAATGTATCGCCGAGTGTATATAACGCCATATATACCTGGAAAAGGACATATGCCAAATCGTTCTTTATGAAATTCACATCTTTGAGTTTCTCTTTTACTGTTTCTGCGCCTTTTAAGTGTTGTATCAATACTGCCATATTGGTGGGATGTTCGCAAGAGGCGCGTATTTGGTCATCCGTTATGTCGGTTTCGTTTTTAGCGATTCGCGACAATGCTATTTTGACAAACGACTTCGCATTCGTCTTGTTATTCAAGAAATTGTAATAGATTGTGTAGTTATTATATTCGTATAATCCGTATGTATCAAGGAAATTCGGTAAATGTTTCGAGTGTTTGTTGAGGAAGAATCCGACCATCGCCTCATATAATAAGTTGTCGCTGCTCTTTTTCGAAGACGACTTCAATATTGCATTTGCAACATATCCTCTATGTTCATATGTGAATTCTTTCACAAACCCGTTTGCACTTACTGCGCCAATCCGATTAATTGGTTTTGACAATAATTCAAAGTCGTTGAAATCAGAGAAGTGTTTTCGGATTGCATCGGCGTGTTTTCCGAACGCGATGCATACACCCGAATCGGAACATACAGACTGCAAAAACTTGGACCGAACGCGCGGGTCCGTTTTTCTCAAGAACCTTGCTATTTTCCGTGTGGCGATTTTCTTGGCGTATTTTGTTCTAAACTCCTCGATTTTTTCTTTTGTGGAGTGGTCCTTTGTGGTTTTACGGTGATTCGGGTTTCTCTGTACAGGAATACAGTCTTTCCCCATTTTATGCGTGAATGCGAGACGGCAGTATTTATACTTATTTCCGTTTGTATAGTAACATTCCGAGGGTTTGCATTCCGGTTTAGGGCGTTTACGACATGTAGAAAAACATTTACCTTTACGAGGCATTTTATATATTATAACCGTCTATTATTTGTGAGCTTGTGGGTTGTGTTTCGTGGATAGGTATGGAAAAGGTAATGTATTAGTAATGTATAATGGCGTCTACACGAAGTCGAAACACTGCTGGAAATTATGCAATGGAGCAGAATATCAATAATAACCAACACAATTATATGTCTTATGAAAAATCGTCTTTCTATGGAACCGTTCCGACCACTTATTTACCTGGAAACGGTTTAATGGGGATGAAAACGGCGGGAATGAATTTAGCGTCGAATTCCGCGGATATAGAGTCGCAGTTATTTGGAATCGGGTCTACGAATTTAGTCGAACCTCGCACTCCTGTCGCGCCAGATGTATACCAACTTCAATCGTTAAATGTCGCGTACAGAGCACCGGTGATTGTTCCTGGTCCGTTTGCACCTGTACCTGGGCAACGCGCAATGCCTCTCAATTAATGGATGTTATGGGACAATTCCTACGTTCCTCTCTCCTGAATTGTCACAAAATTGAAATCTCTGTCATTTACCTTGAATGATCGCAACATCTAAACTCCATATTAATAATGTCATTGTCTAACATTATTACTTCTCATTCAGTAGAAAATCGATTAACGTATTTTGCGAAAAAGGGCGAAAAATACGCAGCAAAAGGAATCCAATATGACCCCTACGACCGATCAAAGAATGTACTATTATGTTTTAGTTTGTTTCGGCGTATTCGATTGCCGATTCTTAGTATTCAATACATAAACAGTATTATATATGATTTCCCAGTACCTCAAGAATACGTGCCTCTAGCGTCATTGGCGGACGTATTGAAAACCGCATCACAGATTCCAGAAAATATCGCATTTATAATTACAAGTCTTGCCGGAAAAAACGGTTCACACGCAAATCTAATCGTATTCAACAAACCGAAAAAACGTATCGACATATTTGACCCGCTCGGTAAATTCGGAAACACGGAATACGGAGAAGAACGCGATTTACAGGAATTCATAGTAAACGAATTCATTTGCAATATAGACGACGAATACACGCTATATTGCGAAACATTGGAAGTCGGAATACAGGTAGCAGATTATAAATACTCTAAGCGACGAGAGGGCGCGGGGTTTTGTCGTGTATGGGTATGGTTAGTCGCTCAATTATGCTCGGAGTTTCCAAATAAAACATTGCGCGAAATTGTCGGGAATATGACCGAATGTGCGGATACATCGTCAATCAACATTTGCAGAGGATTCTTAGCAGAAACACGCGAACATACTTGCAAAATGATGCAGAACCGGAATTCGGATTTTTCGAAATTGTATTTGGAATTGCGAGAGGCACCGGTTCAATCTGGAAAGGCAAGGAATTCTTATTGTGCTTCGGAAAAAATGGCAATGGAATATTTGAGAAAGGTTGGGGGAGGTAAGTAATGTGCGGTGTTTTTATAACGGTTTTGTTATTATACTGTTAAGTAAAAAATAATTCAGATATTGTTTTTGTTGTAACAAAAGCAAATTTGCAAACCATTTCTATATTATTTAATGTCCAGACACGCAAGGCATTACAGAGGTCGAAGACCAACAAATGCCCGCCTTTGGTAAACACTTTATTCCCTGCGGGAGAACAGACGTTAAATCGCGTATCGCTTTCGAAAGCGATATGCGATATACACCCCCTCCATCACCTATCAAACGTGACGACGATATGCACCATCTCTTTCTTGATGCATTTCGATGCACTGACCGTCAATTCCTGTCGCTTCTTACGCGTTTTTCCGTCGGGTTTTGGTGGAGTCGCCGCAGATTCGTCTGTGCCCGTACTCGTGTCCGAACTCTCCGTAGAAGATTTCGTATTCCGCCGACTCGAACTATTACGCGCATTCATATCCCGCTCGATATCGTCATAATACCGCTCGATATAGTCCAATATGCGGTTTTCAATCGCCCACTTGAAGAAATTGAGTTGCCCAATAGTCGTCTCCATAAAACACTCTTCCCCCGCCTCATTTTTCGCACAAGGGATCGAAATACGGTCCCAACGACAAAACGAATCAAAACGCTTTTTTGAGTATGCTTTTAATTGCAATTTGTATCGGTGGTAGACTTTGAATTTGCAGTCTTCAATCAGGTCTTTTAGGATACCGGTTCGCATTCGAATAATATATTCCGTGTCATATTTCTTTGCATAATTGGTGACGAACCAGTCAATGATTCGCAACGATATACGCGACTCGCCATTCACTATCGTTTGGATTGTCTTCATATTTTGCGGTATTTCATAGAAATTCATCAAATTATGGAGAAGCAAATCATCTTGTGTATTTGCGGAATTATAATAAGACATATAGATTGTGGAAATCGATATGTTTTCTACTGTCGTTTATTTAAATCCTTTTCCGACAAATTCTGTAGTATCTAGGAAGAACATTATTCCTACGTTACATCCTCTCTTCGGTATTTACTGGTACAACCATTCGAGTGTTTGAACTAAATCATCATAAAATACCATATTCCCATTTTCTTTGCAATATTTCATTACAATATCCATATTGTCTTCTTGTGGGACTGTGCGCGGCATATTTAGTTTCGTGGCAACTTCTTTTACGAATTTGCATTTCACTAGGAATTCGTCGGGTTCGTTGTTTTGTCCGAGTTCCAATAAAGGCATTTTCGTCAAGTCCCATCTTCTCAGTGCCAAGAATTTCGACCGGATACTTTTTTGATAATTCTCATTCTCGATCACTCTCATTTCCTCGTTTTCCGACGAAAAATATTTCTTAGACGCGGCGTCTTGCGTTGTCGTGTTATATAAGTATATATTGGATTCCACCATGGTAAATACGCGGAGAGTTCCCAACATGTGGTGTTCGAACGCTTTTAATACCACGATAAAATCGTCATACAACTGCATATTATCGTCGTAGTAAATGTCGAAATCTAAGGATTTGCGCGAAAATACGAATGGACGTGCAACGGTGTTCATATGGTTGATATCTCGTTGAAATGGGTGTATCGCGCCTTTTATTTTATACCATTCGTTTATTGTAACTGCGTCTATATTGTAGGATAAATAGCATGTATTGTGAAATGATACAAATGGGACATTGCGGTTTTCTTGTGTAAGTGTCGGTTGTAAAATGTCGTGGAAGGCGATAAAGAGCACGTCGGGTTCGTATCGCAAATAATGTTGCAGTCGCATAAATGCGCGAGGATAGAGGAAATCGTCACCATCGACAATAACGCAATAATCATATTCTGGTTTAGACTGGAAATAACGGAGAACACTATTGTGACCTTTTCCGGGTTTACCGTTGCTCTCTGTCTCGTGTATAATTACATACTTCGGAAGAATCGCGCGCACATCTTCTATATGGTTCGGATTCAGAGAATTCACTATGACGACGATATCATACTCAAAATCGAACGGGCGAAATTGATGACGAACCGAATCATAGCACAGTTTTACCAAGTCGGGTTTGCTCGATGTTAATATGGCAGCGATAATACGCATTGTATTTGATATGATATTAAATACAACGTGTTTATTCTATTTTACATCTATATTGTTCTCCTTTTTACTGATTTTCGCAAGATAGTCTTGATGTTTTTTTAGCGCGTTTT